ATCGAGAAGTACAAGAAGGAAGAAGCCAAAGAAAAGCAAGTGCAGGAGATCATCGACCAGGCGGCCAATTACCCCAAATGGCACCAGCAGAGTCTTGATATTCAGCAGAAGTTCTCTGATGCGATTGCAGCGATTGAGGCGTCCCAGAACAATAATCTGGAGCTCTTGAATCATCTCGGACGAATGCTTGCGGAAAACGAGGCCACCACCTGCCGGTATCGGATCTTGCGGTTCAATGACGAGATCCTGCACGACCAAAGGCACACCAAGGAGCACTTCGATCAAATTCTGGATGATGTGACCCGGTACGAAAAGTTCTGTAAGGATCACCCGGAATATGAGAACAACAAAGCCATTTTGGCCATCGAGAACATCAAGCGTGTCTACAAGAAATGCACGGATGAAGGCACTTTCTTGTGATGGGCAGAGATGCTGTTGTATTGTGCCCTTTGGTGAGCATTTGGCTTGGTCCATAAGCAGTCGTAAAGAGCGGAAAAAGGTGTAGGAGAGTCGATTATTACTTGACTACTCCTACACCTTGACCGTTTTGGCCTTGATATTGCTGGATTTTCAGTTTTTATTATAGAAACTCATTACACAATTACCCGCTTTTATGTGCGCTTAACTGCTGTTATATCAATGGTTTTGAGGACGGTTAAGGGCGGTTAAAAGCGGGTGAGTGTAGATAATTCATATATTATTTCTCTATCATTTCTATACTGGTATTCCTACACTATGGGGAGGCTGCCAAAGTATAGGAGTATGTGTGTAGGAATAGTATTAGGCCAGAAAGGAACCGCCCCCGGCTGCTGCGAACAGTCAAGGGCGGTTGTGTGTTGTCAGGCGAGTTCAATCACTTCGGGTTCGGGGACAAGCATCCCTTTTCTCAAGCCATGCTTTACGGCTTTCTTTGTTTGTTGGGCTGCGGCCGCGCCGTAAACCTTAACAAAACGCCACGCCTCAGCGGGATGAGCATCAGTATAAGCATCAGCTTGATCGATTGTCATGCGTCTGATTTCTTCATTGGTCAATCTGGCCATGGAAACACCTCCTTTCTGGTCTAATAGTGTTCCTCCACGCCAGTTTGTTTCTCCATGTATGAGGTGTCTCCTTTCGATTGAATAGCATACCACAAAATGTAGGGGTGCGCAAGCCTTACTCCTACTATTTTATTTTCTCGATTTCCTCCCGGAGCCAGGCGAACTCCCGACGGGTATAGACCTTCTCGGTGATGTCGGAGATCTTGTGGCCTACCATATATTTGATAGCATACTCGTCTACTCCATAGCGCTTGGCCATGGTGACAAAGTGGGTACGGCCGTCATGCGGGCGGTGATTGGGGTTCAGCTTCAGCTCGTCTCGGATACGCTCAAAGGCTTTCTGATACCGGGCATAGGTCAGCTTGAGGTTCTTTTTGTTCCGGTTATTGGGGTCAGTCCAGTTGAGCAGGTAGGGACTTCCAAGGGCCTCCGCCTCCTGATATTTTCGGAGCACCAGGTCTTGGATGCGGGAGTGGATTGGGACGACACGGTTTTCGCCGGCATCGGTTTTCATACCGCCCCGGAAGGTCCAATTCTCCAAGTCAACATCTTTCAGTTCCAGTAAACCAAGCTCCTGAGGGCGCCAACCAGAGTAGCATTGAATGAGCATAATGTCGATGCCCTGCTTGCTGCTGACATTTGCCCAAAGCAAGTCCATCTCTTCATCGGTGAAGGCGATGTGCTCCTTTTTCACCGACTGGATTTCTTTGACCGTCTCCTCGGTGAGATTGAAGGTACGGGAGTAATTCCGGTCTACCAATTCGTACTCCAAAGCATAGTCCAGCATCATGTTGAACAGGGATTTGATTTGGTTCTTCATGGTGGCGCTGGGGTGCTGCTCTTTGCCGCGGATGATGGCAACGCCTTCCTCCATGCAGCCTTTCACATGCCGGGCCCGAATGTCCATGACTCGCATCTTATAGACGCCGGAACAGTAGGCCCAGGCCGAGGTGGCAGATTTGGTGCTCTTCACCGTCTTCTCATATTCCGGGAGCCATTTATCGTAGAGCTCCTGCATGGTGATGGATGGCTCCAGGTCGTAGGGGTTCTTGTTATACTCCACCAGGGCGGCATAGGCATCGTTATAGGTGGCGAAGTAGGACTCCGGTTTGAGGGGTTTGCAGATGGGTTTTCCCTCTGGCGTCTTCCCTATCGTCACCATTGCCCGAAATGGGTTCCTTAAATTTCGATTTTTGATCTCGCTGATCTGACCAAAGCCGTTCGGCAACCGCCGGCGCTTGTTGGATTTGCGAGGTCTTTTTTGCTTTTCAGAGGGTTTCAGCGGATAGCCGCAATGGGGACAGGCATTCGCTTTGTCACTCACCGGCAGCTCGCACTCTGGGCATTGGGTCAGCATGGCGGTTCCTCCATTTCAGGCTTGTCGGGGTCATCATCGTCGCTCAACACTGTTTTTAATTTTTCTTCGAGTTCCTTATCTCGAAGCTCTCTGTGGGTTTTGATGCGCGCTGATATTTTGCGGGCAGCAAAGGTTCCGCCCGCGCCGATAGCCGCGCCTATAAGAAGGCCGACGCTGATCTGCCTGGGGAGTGCCTCCCGTGCGCCAACATTCTTTATGTCTTTTATCAGCGCAGATAAGTCTCCGCCCCTTTTCTGCAACATGAGTCGGGCCTTATTATAGTCGCCTAAATTTTCAATTCTTCCACTCATGGCAATTCTCCTTCCGCTGAAATTTCTGGCTCCTTTATGAAAGGGGTTGTTTCAATGAAACGTAGTAAACTGATATCGGTGTATATGGACGAAATCAATCATATTGCCGAGGAACATGGAGAGGCTTTGATGGCGTTGTATTCGGATGCGTTCCGTGAAGGGATGAAAACCGGAAGGCGTAATACACTTCTCTTTGTAGGCCTCGGCATTGTGGCTGCATCAATCGGATCATGCATCACATGGTTTACTTATCAGGAACACAAAGAGAAACGGACCTAAAGCGGAATCGGAGTCGCCAATACAGCGGCTCCTTTTCTTTTTTACCCCTTGCACCGCCCGTCCTAATCATATATGATAGTGTATGAATTGTCAAGTATATTCCTACACAATATTTTTTAATTTAGATTAGAGGGCGGCCTATGGTGATGCAGGACCAATCCACCTGCCCAAAGTGTGGCGGGGAACTGAAATACTATGACAGCGTGCCAAGGATTGTACGGACGAAGGGGCGGGAGACAACCAGAGTGCCCATGCGTCGGTTTCGGTGCGCCCACTGCGGGGCAGTTCATCGAGAGCTGCCGGAACTCCTGTTCCCCTACAAGCAGTATGAGGCAGAGGTCATCATCGGCGTACTGGAGGGGCTTATTACCTGTGAAACACTGGGGTTTGAAGACTTCCCCTGCGAGATGACCATGCTGCGGTGGCTTTCGCAGAAAGCACAGCTCCTTTTATGGAGGTATCCATAAGCGAAAGGAGTTTTGTAATCATGAAATTGATACCTGTTGACGCAATACCGAAGGTGAGCGGTTATCACAAGCTGCAAGACTTGATTGAGGAATTTGTAAATGGCGACGCTAAAATCGTAAAGGTGGATTTTGGTGAGGACGACTACAAATCCCCAACGGTCTGCCGGTCTTGTCTGTCTGCGGCCATCAAGCGGTCAAAGCGTTCGGTCAAGGTATGGAGACGTGGAAATGAAGTGTTTCTGAGCAAGGATATTTGACAAAGGATTGAGCCGCCTTTACAGCGGCTCTTTCTTTTGTTCCAGCTGTTATATTTCTAACTTAGATTAGACCGGCTTATCCTAAGTTAGAAATCAAAAGACTTGGAACCATTCGCAGATTTTGCAAATTCCTTTATGGAGAAGAAGATGGATAGATGCTGGTGAAAATCCAGCGGTGAGACACGAAGGCGTGCCGCCAAGTAATAACTTAATAAAAGATGGCACCCACCGGGCAACGGTTTTCGTTGGGCCGACCCTGAAGTCATTTCCTTCTCTTTTATTTTTCGCGATTCTGGCAGAGTCCTTTATGGAGGTGACGGTTGTGAAAACCAGGAAAATTCTGAGCACGATCGGAACATTCGCGATTGTGGGCGCGGTATCAACAGCGGGCGCTGCTCTGTGGACGAATGTTCTGGACAGGAAATTTCAAATGGTCAAAGTCAGACTGACACATCCGAAGTCAGACAAAATTATATTCGTCGACTTCAAGAAAGCAAAGAGGGATCTGGGCCGCTAACACAGCGGCTCTTCCCTTTCCGCACGAACAACATTGCCTATTATGGAGACCAAAAACTTTAGAGAGGTGACCAGTATGAACAAGCAGAAACGGACCGAGAAACCTATCACCTGGGGCGGATACCTCAAATTCTGCGGCGTATTTACGGTAATCAGCACAATCATTAGTGCTGTCTACTTCATCGCCCTGTTTGAACCGGCCTGGTGGATCGGGTTTCGGAAGACAGTGTCGAAGCTGTTCAATGGTTGGGCTCGTCGAAGGAGCCGTTTCTAAGAGAAAAGGGGTCGCTTTCCGGCGGCCTCTTTCTTTTTATTTCCACCGAGGTTGTTTTCACAAAAAGCAGTTCCTTACTTAGAATAGCCGTTGAAAGGAGGTAAACGCCAATGAATGAACAGGAGTTTCATCCCGGGTCTGTTCCTGTCGCCGTGGTCGCCCGTGTCTATGGAAAAGATGCGTCCTGGATCAGAGCTGGCATCGTATCCGGTTGGCTGCCAATCGGCAAGGCTACCCGCAACGGCAATTTGGTGACCAGCATCGAGGAGATGGATTCCCGGTACGGACGAATCAACTTCTACATCTCCCCAAAGCGGCTGTACGAGGAGACCGGATACTTTTGGAGAGGAGAGCGACGATGATGGCCAATGATATTCGCCCGGAGGTTTCGCAGAAGAACCCGTACTGGATCGGCAAGCACCGCTACTATGAGCTGAAGCACTTCTGCCTGCAATACCCGATCTGGAAGAAGGCTTACCTGTCTTTGGACGCTCTGAGCAAGCGGCCGGCTGACCTTCAGGTCTTTATCAAGAGCGGGCAGATGAAGGGGGACCCAACGGAGCGCTGCGCCCAGTCCAGGCTCTTCTTCGCGGACCGCATGGAGATGGTGGAGCAGGCGGCCATTGGCGCGGACCCTGACCTCTACCAATATCTGATACGGGGCGTGACCGAGGGGCTCTCCTATGACGCGCTGAAGATGAAGTATGATATTCCGTGTTGCCGGGACGTCTACTACGCCGCGTACAGACGGTTCTTCTGGCTGCTGAGCAAAAGGAGGGATTGACTTTGAGAGTTGTGGATGTGGCGGTGCGGCAATGCTACCGGTTCAACTGTCCGAACTGCGGGAGCAAGCTGGAGGCCGACTGCGACGAGTTGGTAGATATCGGCGGGAAGACGAGTCAGTTTTGGTGCCCTGTTTGCCGGAAGGAGCGGTATGTTCCCTGGAGTGCGCTCAGGAAACGGACGGTGTATGAAGACAAGTCCGCAGAATAGACAAGGTGCTTTATGGAGGTGATACCATGAGCAC